ATACCTTACTATTAGCGGTAAAAGGTTTATTTCAACCGTTAGTAGAATTAGTTTAGGAAAAGAACAAAATAAAATTTTTAAAGAGGCCGGTATTGAATGCAATTACTGGCAAGATAAACAAGACGAAATAGACGAAAATAACGATGAAGCATGTTATTACGGAGGAGGTTTTATGGGGTGGGACGATACGGACGGAGATAATACGGTTATTACAATCGATAGCTTAACCAAATTAGCCGGCTATTCTAACTTCTTCGGTTATACTATCTATTTAGACGAATTCAATAGTTTAGTAGAATACTTTATTACATGCGGTAATATGGCCAATAAGAGAGTTCTAATTTATAGGTTATTAAAACGAATTCTAAAAGAAGCCGAGTTAGTAGTATGCACGGACGCGGATATTAGCGATAATAGTTTAGAACTTCTTAAACTATGGGATATTGATTATAAATATATTAATAACGAATATAAGCATAATTCCGGAGTAGTAGCTACGGAAATTAACGAGTTCGACGAATTTATTAAAAAACTTAATACTACAGATAAATGGCTATGTAGCGCGGATAGTAAAACAATAGTAGATATTATAGCTAAAATTAATAAGGATAAAATGAAAACCGTAAAGGTTTATACGAGCGATTATTCCGGAGATATTGATTTAGACGCCGACGACTGCGTTATATTTAGTCCTAAAATTGTCTATGGTTTAGATAGCGTTATGAAGCGTCCGGTATTCTGTTATTACCGCTGTCATACAATTACTCCGGCGGCTATGGTCCAGCAAATATGCAGAAATAGAAATATTACTAATATTTATTTCCACTTCGAAAGTAGAGGTAAAACGGTTAGTTCTTATAAATACCATGATATAGAAGAAGCAAAAGAAGATATCTTAAATAGAGATAAATACGGTAATAGCTTATTTAAAATTATTGATCCGGAATTAGCCGAAGAGTATGTAAATTTATTAGCAAGGTTCGAGTATAATTACGATTGTTATAATACTAATAAATTCGCCCACTTCCTTAATATTCTAAAAGGTAGAGGAGTAGTTATTAAGAGAAGGGTATTAGAAAGCAAAGCCGGAGATATTACAAAAGAAACCAAAGAGATGAAGAAAGATAAAGCGATAGAAATTAAAGCTTTTAGCGAAGATTATAGAGTAGAATATATAAATTCAATCAATGACCAATTGATCGAGCATGAAAAAGAAGTAGAAGAAATTAAAAAAGAAATTGAAGAATGCACGGACGAAGGAACAAAGAAAAATTTAGAAAGCGATTTAGAATATATGGAAAGGGAGAAAAAAGAATTAATTGAAGGTTATTATAAGGAAGAAGACGAATTAGCTAAAAGCTTTTTTCCGGAATATATTATTAGGAAAAACGAAATCCTAAAAATACCTTATAGTAAAATTCAAAACTATGTAGGTTATTTTATGGACCCTACTTTACTACCTAAACACCTTAATACCGGAGATATGTTTTTCAACGGCTACGGAGATATAGGAGAAGAATTAGAAAAGAAAGAGGACTTTAATAGTAATAAAGCTACAAGTAATAAAAGTAAGGTTATGTTATGCAGAAAATACAAAACAATGATAGGATTAAGCGACGCCTTTACCTTAACTCCAACAACTGAAGAAGGTTATTTCAACGAGGAAAAGGTAAAACCGTTAGATAAAAAGACGGCCGAATTCTTCGAGAAGGAATATAAAACCGTATTTAGATATAGGGGTAAGGGTTTCGCGGATTTAACCGATAAGCATGAAGCCCTCGTATTCTACACTAAAATGGTTAAAACCCTATGCGGAAACGGTATTATTGAAAAAAAGAAAACAAGTAAAGACGGCGTCCACTCGGCCCTATATAAATATAATAAAGCGGATTTAAAAGGACACCTTAACCTATTATCCAATCGAAAAGATATGGACGAATATAAGGAACTCTATAATCTAAAAGAATTTTTAGAAATGCAATAATTCAATTAACCTATATCATAACCCTTTTTTCTTAACTTATCGCTTTTCTGCTGCGATAAAGCGCTACCTTTAATAGCTCGCGCTTTATCTATTTTAAGCCGTTCGGCTTTACTTAATAGCTTTTTCTTTTTCGCGTTATCTTTCGCTAACTCGAATATCTGTTTCTGCGTAAATTTTTTATCTTTATCGCCGTCGATTTTAACTTCAAATTGAAGCGCCAATTCAGTGGGATCTTCATGGATAGGAACAACATTTACTGATTTATTCATATTTTTTATAATTATATAATATATTTTTTTTTATCTTATATAATTATAAAAATAATGAGTTTAGTAATCTGTTCAAATATAAGAGATGATATAATCTACCAGAGGAATGCAGAATACGAGGCGCCGTATAGTTTTCATAATAGTTTAAAACAAACTTTAAAGATTGAACCGGATAGTGAAGTAGCCGTTCAATCCGTTAAATTATCTAAATCCGCTAATATCGTAGTAAAGGAAAGTGACCAATGGTTCCAATTTTTCGGTAAGGACCTTAAAAACGGAGGGACGGTGGACGACGGCCCCTATTATCCTATTCAGTGCAATCCGGAACTACCGGCCGGTTTTCCTTCTAAATCCGTATCTATGGAAGATTTCGTAGGTTTAATAGAAAAAGGTATGAATATCGGTATGCCTCATCCGGATATTTACGGAAATTTAGAATTTAGTGTTAGTAGAGACCCAGCTACGAAAGCGTATAAGGGGTTCGAGGTTAAAACTAATTATCTTACTACAGCGGCGGCGAAAGATAATACCGCGATAGATAATACTATTTTAAATTCAACAGCCGCGTGGGAATGCACATACACCAATGAAACCTCTAAAATTACAGTAGCAGAAGACGCCGGTAAAGGTCCAACCTTTACAAAACAAGCCGGAGATGTAGATTTCGCGGAAGGAGGGGTTATGGTTAGCTCTACTAATGCAGCGCGTAAAGTTCCTCTTACTCATTTAAATGGTATCATGGAAATGGATGTAAGCGGTATGGCTACGGCTACAACCGCCGACGGATACCAATATCAAAACGACTGGCAAGTAGGGCTGTGTAGGTCTTTTAGTAGGGACGGAACAAGTAGCGGAAACGCTAACGCCGATAACGGCTGGCTACCTTATTATAATGTAAATGAAACTACCGGTATGGGAGGCGGAGGTTCAAATTTCGAAAGTCATTATTATGATTATGTAGTGACATGCGAACAAGTAGCCGGAGCCGGTAATAGAGTTTTAAAGGTCCACCAAGCTGTAGCAAGTCCTAACGGCGCCGGAGTATGTTTAAGAGAATTAGAATATTACGGTTTCGGTTTTACCCATGCGGTGAGAATAGATATGAGCCAAAAGAAAAACGGAGGAAACGGAGTAGATTTACGGAAAATTAGATTTACTTTAAATAATGAAATATTGAAGATATCATTTATTGATGGGGGCGGAGCTGAAGTAGTTATTACGGATTATACCGTAGATAGCACCAAAGGAGCAGTAAAGAAGAATTTATTAGCTCCGGTAGGACAAACGCGATGGAACCTTTACCCTAAATTATGCATTATAGGGACGGCTCCGGTAGGCGCTAACATGCAACTAACCCAGTTCGATGGTTATAATAGTTTAGCTACACAGACGAATTATTCTTTATATCATCCGGATACTAACTGGTATGTTAGAAATGAACATAGAGGATTAACCGGTGTTTTAAGAGGATTAGATAGAAGGGATTTATATAATTACGAATTAGGACCGGACGCCGCGCCGGTTTATACTCCGGACGGATTAGATAGTAAAGGAGAAGTATTTAATTCAAGAGTAATTAGTTATATATTCGCTCCTTCTACGGTGACCTATCAACATACTGAAAACGCTAATATGGCTATTATTTTAGGGTTCGAGGAAAGCCCAGTATTAACTCCAGCTACTAATGGGACTATTTCGGCTACGGTTCCAATAGTGACATATCAATCTAACGGTAGCCCTTCGCTCATGACGACGGCTTCTTTATTCGTTAGGTTAGATAATTTTACCCAGCAATCTTACAACGCCGGAGTAGGTAGGCCCTCTAAAATTCTTTACCATTTACCTCGTTTCGATACAAGTAATAGGGAATTAGGAAACGGTTTATATTTCGAACCTACAGAGAGGACTTATATTAAATTGAATAACAGCGAAACACTATACGCTAATACTATGGATATTAGTATAGCAAACGATAACGAACAACTCGCCACTGATTTAGTAGGTAAAACTATCGTAGTTCTGCATTTTAGAAAATCCAGTAATCTGGTTAAAATAGATAAATAAATCTAATTTAGTTTAAATTCCTTTTTCAATTATACAAATTTTTAGAAATTAATAGATATAGAATAAAATATATGTATTAATAAAATGGATAGCTTACCGGATATTAGTATGGATATAGTAGAAGAAGTAGTAGAAGAAGTAGAAGAAAATAAGATAGAAGGGGCCAACGAAGAGCCGGAGGAGGACAATGAAGCAATTATTCAAGATATGGAAACCCCTAAACCTAAAACTAAATTAAGTCAAGAGGATATTTTCCAAGATCCACCGGTAATCAAAAAGGTTAAGGAACCTAAAAAGAAACGAGTATTAAGCGAGGAACATAAAGCTAAATTAGCCGCTGCAAGAGTTAAAGCATTAGAAACAAGGCGTAAAAATGCAGCGTTAAAGAAAGAGGAGAAAGAACTACAAAAAACAATAAAACATAACAAGATAAACAAATTAAGAAAAGAAGCTGAAGTAGAAGTTCGAGAAGAAACGGCCCCTATTCCTATTCAACAATCTGTAGCAGAAACTAAACCTTCTACTAATTATTCAAAAGAAGATTTAGAAGAATTCGCGCTTAATGCAATATTAGGACATGAAAAGATTAGAAAAGCAAGGAAAGCAAAGAAACGAGAAGAAGAGGCCGTAGCAAGAGAACAGCAATTACTAAAACAACAATTAAGGCAAGCAGTAGCACCGGCTAAAAAACCTACATATAGTCAAGGCGGTGTATGGGACGATTTCTTTTAATATCTAATTATGACTAAAATAAACTTCGCCGCTTCTATTATTTTCTATTATTATTATAGGAAAGTGACGGAGTGGCGTTATTATATAAGTATATTTTAGCCACTCCGTCATTTTTCATTTATTATAAGTGAAAATAATAATCTATTATAAAGTTATAATATGGCAATTCTTTTTAACGGCGACTGTTTAGAAGAGATGAAACAAATTGAAGACGATAGTATTGATTTAATTTTTACGGATTTACCTTACGGCCAAACTGCAAACGCGTGGGATCATAAGATAGATTTAACACTTATGTGGGAACAATTTATGAGAGTAAAGAAATTACATACTCCTATCTTTTTTACTACTACTACTAAATTCGGTATTGATATAATTAATAGCTGTCCTAAAAAATGTCCTTTTAGATACGATTTAATATGGGAAAAGACGGCTCCGGTAGGCCACTTAAACTGCAAAGTATTACCAATGAGGAAACATGAAATGATTTATGTATTTTATGAAAAGAAACCTTTTTATAATATAGCAGATAATCATAAATATATATTGAACCCTAAAAAGTGTCCTAATAGATATGGTAAAACTTACGGAGATAAAGTAGGCGGAGGTAATCCTAAAAAGGACGACGCGCCATGGGGAGCATACGAACCAAATTTACCGAATTCAATAATTAAAATAAATTCTAAAAGAGGAAACCATACAACTGAAAAACCCATAGAATTAATGAAATGGATATTTAAATATTATAGTAAAGAAGGGGATACTATCCTCGACAACTGCATGGGTTCCGGTTCTACTGGAGTAGCCGCTAACGAAATGAATAGAAATTTTATAGGTATAGAGATGAACGAAGAAATATTTAATAAAGCTTATGAAAGGATTAATCCGGAAGAATAAAATATATTATATAATATAATATAATATGAGTATTAAATATATTGAAGGAGATATACATGAAGTAATAAAAACAATTGAAACCGATAGTATAAATTTTATTTATACGGATCCACCTTTCGCTATTACTCAAAGTAAGTGGGATAAAGCATTAGAATGGGATAAATTATTTCCGGAGATGTGGAGAGTATTAAAACCTAACGGCGTTATATGTTTATACGCTTCTATTCCTTTTACTTATAAACTACTACAGTATGAACAGCCGAAATATCATTACGCATGGAAGAAGAATAATAAAACCGGCTTCTTCGCTGCAAAATATCAACCTTTAAGACAAATAGAAGAGATATTTATTTACTATAAAAAAAAAGGAACTTATAATCCTCAAATGATAGGTAATGAACCGCACCCTAAAAGGAATGTTAAATACGGAGGGGTGAACGCATACTGGGGAAAAGAAGGTAGTAAAAAAGAAAATACATATAATGAGGAAGAAGGACATAACGGTAGATACCCTACAACTTATAAAGAATGGGATATTAGAAAAGATAAAACCGGAATTACAAGAACCGATGAACAGATAGATTATTTTATTAAAACTTATTCAAACGAAAACGATACTATATTAGATATGACGTGTCATACCAAATTCGTGGGTAATAGAGCCAAAGAATTAAATAGAAATTATTTAGGCGTAGATTTAAATATTGTTTAATATAAAATGCAACAATTAATTAAATTTATTTCAATACCTTTTATTCCTTTTACAATATATAATTTAGGTTATTACTCTAACACAATAGTGACAGAGTGGCGTAAATTATATAATTAAAATAAAGCCACTCCGGTTTTTTTTATAATATAATAATATAAATATGTCCGGTCCTAAAATAAAAAAAGTTAGAGATTTAGAAGATAAGACAAAGTATGACATGGTCCACCCTCATTTACCTCAGCCGCCGTTTTTACTATTAATGGCCGGTTCAGTTCGTAGTGGAAAAACGAACGCATTAGTAGGGCTTTTAAGAGACGAAGAAATGTTCGGTGATAATTATTTCGATACTGTAAAAATATTTTCAAATAGTATTTATAATGATCCAAAAGGAAAATATCTTATGGATGTATTCGATGTAGAAGACGGTTATAAAGATAGTTATATAGATAAATTCGTAGAGAGCCAGAAGAAATATGAACGCGAAGATATGCCTACAGCTTTATTAGTATTCGACGATATTATTAATAAAGATTTTAAAAAGAATAATTCAATATCTTTTTTAGCTTCAAGGTTTCGCCATATAGAAACGAGTATTATTATAGCCGTTCAATCGTTTCGCGCTATAAGTCCTATTATAAGATCCAACGCCACCGATATCATGATAATGAAACAACAATCGGCTGGTAAGAAAGGAGAATTAGCCAAAATAATAGAGGAATATAGTGATTTAGCCGGTAGCGAGGAACGGTTTTTAGAATACTATAATTATGCAATTAATGAAAGTTCTTATTCTTTTTTATATATTGACGCTCAAAAGAACCCAGCGGATTTCTATTTAAGGTTCGAGACAAAGATAGGAGAAGGAGATAAAAATTTAATTCCTATTAAACAAAGTAAAACGGAAGAATTAGATATATGAATATTATAAAAATTCTTTATGATATATTTTAATATTATATATAATTATAAAATATGGATTTCTATGGATTTAGTAGTGAAGTAGGTGAAGCCAACGCAATGAATAGTAGTAGCGATTTAGCTAATAATGCTTACATGCAATACAACGCCGGCGCGGAAAGTGCATATAGGGCCGGACAAATTAAAATAGCTAATAAGGCGGTGACGGACGCACAGAATACATTAGGAACCGATACTAAAAGAGAAGCAAAGGAAGGAGCAGAGCAAGGAGGAGGCACCGTATTCGGCGCCGGAGGAGTTTATAAATTAGGTAAAGAAATAGTAAGCGCCGGTAATGACCAAGCGAAAGCGATTAGAATAGCTGAAGCTCATGTTAAATTAGCAAAAGCAAGCGGAGACGCGGACGAAATAGAAAAGGCCGGTGAATTATTGAAAAGCGCTAAATTAGGTAAGTTAAGTGAATTCGCAAAAAACGCCGCTTCAATAGCAACCGGAGCATTAGGTAAAACTAAATCCGGAGCAGCAATAGCAAAATTAGGAGATAGTATAGCAAGTAAAGGAGCTTTCGCGGTATCTTCTAATTTACTACAAGCTACAAAGGCCGGAAGACAAGCTACTGATACATTAGCCCAAGCAGCAAAAGCAACGGCTGAAAAAGCAACTAAACCGGCGGAAGATATAGCAGAAGCGGCCGGAGGAGCAATAGAAGATGGAGGTAAAGTAGCAGCAACAGCTGTGGGTTCTGCATTCGACATGGGTAGTAATTTCGCGGCTAACGGAGGGGAATTAGCGGCGAAACTATCTACGGCTAAATCTAAATTAGCAGCATTAGCAGACGACGCAAGCCCAGCCCAGCGTAGATTATTAGAAAAAGGAGTAGAAAGAGCAACGGCCGCAATGGGTGAACAAGGGGCCGGAGGGGCTACGGAAGCTACCGCTTCAACTTTAAAATCTACCTTAACTACGGAAAATATCCAAGCTGACCAATCATACAGTGACCCAAGAGATACGGAATTCGGCGGAGGAGGATTAGAAGGGGACGCGGCCGACGCCGGAACAGCTTTAAAAGGAAAAACGAGCGATGTAATTAGCACATTAGGAGCACGAGCTAATCAAGTATTTATAGGAGAAGAAAGAACCGGTAAAGCGGCTACTACTGCAATTAAAGGATTAGCGGCGCCTACACAAGTAATAGATAAAGGTAGCGATATAGCGGCCGGAGTAATAGCGGAAGGAGGAACCGTAGCCCAAAAGATAAACGGATTTAGTCAATTAGCTGAAGGTAATAAAGCAGTAGCGAGCGCGGCGAAACAGATAGGTTCAACTTATACTCCACCAAATTTAGAACCGGAACCGGAAAGGTCGCCCTATGATAGTGAGGAAGAACCGGCAAGAGAAGACGACGATGTATTAAGCACCGGAGACGACGATTATTTACAACAAGCAAAAGATAGAGAAGCAGAACAAGAAACGGATGTTCAACCGGAAGATACGAGCGGAACTACTCAAACATTAGCTGACCAAGCAACTGAAGCCGGAACCGCAGAACATGAAGCGGCAAAATTAGAAGGAGGCGGTTTAGATACGCGAGGATTAGACGCCGGAAGCGAAGCTTTAAAGGCGGCGGCAGAGGCCGGAGGATACGGAACAAAGACGGCGGCGTTTATAGGTAGAGGAGCATTAACCGGAATTAAAGCGGCCGGTTCGGTTATGAAAGTAGCTAATCCTTTAATTAATGCAGCTTTTACAATAGACCAAACAAAAGACGAATTCGAAAGTATTAAATCCGGTAAGGGTTTATCCGGAGACGGATGGCAAGGTAAGCTGGGAGGCGTATTAGAAGAAGGAGGAGATATAGCGAGCACGGTAGCGCCGGCCCTCGCTGCATTCGGTCCGTTAGGAGACGCGGCGGCGTTAGGCGTAGAAATAGGAGGAGGGTTAGCTTCATTAGCTGGAGATTTATTAGGGGACTGGGGAACGGCTGATAAAGAAGCTAAACAAAGACAACAACACCAAGCTGCACTGGACGCGGCGAATAAGAAAGCAAAGGCGGCGAAAACTTCTTATAATACGGCAGTAGAAACGGCAAGCGCGGCCGGTAATGTAAATTTAGCCGGACAAGGAACAATAGCCCAAGTTTCAAGAAGCGCCGTTAGAACTTATTAAGAATGACAGAGTGGCTAAAATTATATTATATATCTAACGCCACTCTGGTTCATAAAACTAATATAGTTTAAATTATACTTTTTTATATTTTTTAAGTTTATTTAAGATTAAAATAATAATCTTATATAATATATAAAACAATGGTAGATATTAAAGAGAAAATTATGGAAGCTCGACCGAATGCAAAAGAAAGCACCGTTAAGATGTATGTTTCAAATTTAAATAAACTACAGAAGATGTTTAATACAGACGACTGGAAGTTTTTAGACGATATAGATAAAGTAAAAGAAAAACTTAATCATTTACATTATACAAGTCAAAGGAATTATTTTAATTCAATTATTATTTTACTCATGGCTCTTAATAGCGATAAAAAATACGATAAACTATTAGATAAATATAATACTATTAGAGACGAAGGTAATAAGAAATATCAAGACGACAACGCTACCGGAGTTATTAGTGATAAACAAAAAAAGAATTTCGCAGAATTAGGTGAAGTTAAAGATATGATCAATACAATGGATAAAGAGATTAAGGCGAAGGGTTTAAAGAAAAAGGAAAGTTTAGATCCAAAAGAAAAAGCTTTAATTCAAGTATTTATATTATTTAGTATTTATACTCGCTTACCTATGAGAAACGATGTTTCCGGTATGACTATTATTACTAAACGATTATATAACAAGCTTAAAGAAGACGAGAAAAAAGAAAATAATTATTTAGTTATTGAAAAGAATAAAATGTTTTTCGTTCTTAACCAATTTAAAACAAGCGCCAAATATAAAGAATTAGATATCGATATACCGAAAGATTTAGAGAAGCTATTAAGGTTTTATATTAAGGTTAATGGTTTAACTAACGGAGATGTATTATTTACAAGTTCAACCGGTAAGCCGTTATCGAGGAATGCATTAAGTCAATTATTTATTAAAACAAGTAAGAAATACATGGATAAATCTATATCCACTACAATGTTAAGGAAGATAGTATTAAGCGATAAATTCGCGGATGTAAAGAAAGAACAAGAAGAGATGGCGGAAATTACCGGCCACTCTGTAGCTACAATGAATAAGGTTTATGTTAAACAAAAGGAAGAGAAAGCTACCCCTTCCAAAGAAAGTGAACCGACCAATAATTAGCGGTATTTTTATCCTTCCATGTTAATTTACCTTCTTTATTTTTTATTCCTTTCGCTCTTTTAAGATAATTAGCTCTACGCTTTTCATCTTTATGCTGGGTAAAATCTTCAAAATCTTTATTACCGAACCCTATTTTCTTATAACCGCTTTTATTATCCGCTTTAACATATACGAAGAACTTTTTTTTAGAGTTAGTAGTATTCTTAAAGGGTTTATATAATATAGGTTTTCCTTTTTTATCGCGTGGCATATTTATAATACTAATGAAGATAATTTATTTATTTCGCTATTTTTAATATGTGCAACATCGCCGATTTCATTACACCCTCTACGAGTAGTTCCTCCTTTACCTTCCGTAAAATTATCGCCTAATTCCCAGTAATACATACCGTCATTACATTCCCATATATAAAATACTCTTTTACCTCTACTTATATATTCTTTACCTTTTACTATTTTATTCATGTTAAACATTAAAGTAGGATACTGGCCGAAATTAATACGGCGCCTTTTATATTCTACAGCGTATTGTTTATTTTTAAAATCAATTTTAGCGTATTGATCTTTAACATTGTTATTAATTAATTTACCGAAAGTTTCTTCAAGAATAGGATGAACTCTACTTTCATTAAAATTTCCATAACTTAAATCATTCTTTTTAATTTCGTTCATGTTATTTTATATTACTATAATATATTTTATTTTTTACAATTTTCCGCGTTTTTTAAAATAAATTTAGATAAATAAATATATTTAATATAATTATAAAATAATGTCAGCAGATACTCGCCCCTCGCTTCTTAATATTAAAAGTATGCCGGTTTCTACCGCGCTTCAATTTACCACCGACGTGTTAGACCCAGTAGTTAATAGTGAAAAATTTACTCGGTTCGAATTTCAGCCGAAGGGTTTTTTACATCCTAATACCCAGCTTACTATTCAAGTTCAAGCCGCAACAAAGGCCGACGGAACAAAGGATAACGCTATTAGTGATATCGCTTTTCCTTTCGCTAATGTAGGTTTATATTCAATGATTTCGCGAGCCGTTCTTAAAACAGCGGACGGAACAACAATATGTGAGACGGATAGTTTAAATGACCTCATGGCGTGTAAATCGCAATTCGTAAGTAATGCAGCCAATAAAGAAAGAGAACAATATAAAAC